AAATATTGGTGTCGGGGACTACCATCAAGTGTCCCCGTTTTTATTTTTATTTACTTTTATCATGGCAAATCCTGCTTATGATCAAGCCTTGACAACAGGCAAAGTTGTCATCCGTAAGTGGTGGTTCAATACGAACAGCACCAAGAACCAGATGTCCTTGCAGTTCCAGCAAGCAGTCGAGAAGCCCACCTCTGAGGTGAACGTGAACTCGCTACTGATTAGCATGGAGCAAGGGACTGAACCTCTTGGTAACACCACTAATGTGACTGCATTGCGGTCAATTAATGCCGATAAAGCATCGGTTATCCTTGGGTCACGTGAAGGTGACGCAACTATGGGTAGCCCTGTAATTGAGGCTAATGCGTTCTATGAGAAGCTGGGCTTCCCTGAAGGAACTGAGTTCGCCATTCAGGTGACTGAGGACTTCGAGAAGAATCCTTACTCAAAGACGCAGAGTCCGAAGATTAACCCTTCGACAGGGGAAGTGGTTGTTGCCACTAACCCAGTGACTGGTACACAGATGCCTGTGTATCGTCACACTGAGCTTGTTATTGCAGAGACCTGCGAGCACACGTTCATTGCTGGGGAAGCTGCAAAAGCTACCGCTACAGCAGAGGCCAATGCTATTAGCATTAGCCAAGGTATCACTAGCTGATACTGACAATTCCCGTCTATTAAAGTCCGAGGATAAAGGTAAAACAGCGTGCATGACGGGTGCACGCTGCCTTTATCCGTATAAATAATACAACTATGAAACTTCTTATTTATTCGTCAATAGTAATTGCATTAACATCATGCGATACAGCATCAATGTATACAGATGTAGAAACATGTAATCTAGATATTGCACAAGCTGCAGAGTCTTTACATAGTTGGTTCATTGTATACGATCCAGTGTACCAAAAGATTGATTACCCTAATGGTGACGTTGACTCAAGACGTGGAGTATGCACTGATGTTGTCATTCGTGCACTTAGAGAAGTAGGGATTGATCTTCAAGTTGAGGTATGTAAACACCGTAAATCGAAAGGTTTAAAGGCAGATACAAACATTGACCACAGACGTGTTCCTAATATGTGTGCATTCTTTCGTGACTCTCCTAAGTGGGAGTTGGTAGAAGAAGCACAGCCTGGAGATGTTATCTGGTGGATTACACCACGTGGTAGTAATCATGTAGGAGTTGTAACATCTAATGGGAAGGTCATGCACAACTATGGCCTTGGTCAAAGAGCTAACGTTTATCCGAATGCATTTAGCATTCATAAAATATACAGGTACAAATGTGTGGTAAAATGAAAGAAATATTCGTCATCATGCAAGATGATGGAATGAGAGACCTTGATAAGAGTATCAAGAAGGCCGTTAGACTTAACTCTGACCTCATTAATTTCCGAGGCCGTACCTATTCGATAATAGACGCTAAAAAGTTACTAATATTCATGAAGAATGAAGACGATAAGATTCGTAGGTCAAACGAGTTTGCTGAACGAGGTCCAGTCAGCAACGATTGATGAGTGCGTGTCATATTGTAAGGAAAAGTCAGTCCTCGGTGTCGATACAGAGACCGAGGGCTTTGACTTTACTTGCAAGAAATTGCTTATGTTGCAGATTGGTGACAAGGACCGACAATACGTAATAGATGCAAGAGACACCTCACTTGAGCCCCTCAGAGGCATACTTGAAGATAAAGAAATCATCAAAATCTTCCACAACTCAAAGTTCGATTACAAGTTTATTAAGAGATGGGGAGGAATCGAGGTTGAAAACATATATGATACTTACTTGGCCGAGAGAGTTCTTCATTGTGGTAAACAGGACTACGGCTATTCCCTTCTCAAATGTGTTGAGAGGTATTGCGGTGACATTCTGGATAAGACGACGAGGAATAAATTCGTCAACCTTCATGGAACGCCGTTTACTGTCGATCAAATTACCTACGGCGCTAAGGATGTTGTCTATCTCATTGACATATGGAAAGCTCAAACAGAGCAACTACGTGAGGTTGGGCTTCAGATGGTTAGCGAGCTCGAAAACAAAGTCGTAAAAGTCTTTGCAGAGATAGAGTACGAGGGCCTCATGATTGATGAGGACAAATGGACAGCTATGGCAGAGAAAAATGTCAAGCTGGCACGAGAGCAAGAGTTACACTTAGATAAACTTGTATTGGAACATCCTTTGCTTTCAGTGAAGTATGCTACCCCTATACAAGCCGACATGTTTACTCCTGCAGAGGAATTGCGTAAGACCTCCATAAACTGGAGCTCACCTATGCAAACCTTGAAGTTATTTAGAAACCTCGTACCTAAGCTTGAAGATGTCAACGGTAAGAAGCTCAGCAAGCACAGGTACAAACACAAACTTATTGATGAATATATATTGTATAAAGAAAGAACGAAGCTCGCCAGTGCTTACGGTACCAAGTTCTTCAACTACATTAATTGCGATGGGAGAGTCCACACAAATTTCTCACAAATCTTGGATACTGGACGAGTGTCGAGTTCCAAGCCGAACATGCAGCAGATACCCAGTGATAATACCTTTAGAAACTGTTTCGTTGCTCCGTCCGGATGGGTCTTTGTCTCTTCAGATTACGCTTCACAGGAACTAAACGTCATAGCTTATGGAAGTAGAGATCCAGTTTGGCTCGAGGCTCTTAGAAAAGGAGCCGATTTGCATGGAGTATGTGCAGATCTCGTATTTGAACAGAGATGGAGGGAAGCTGGAAGTGACCTTCGTAAGACCCTTCGCACAACAATCAAAACGATCAATTTCGGGTTGGCATATGGAATGGGGCCCTTTAAGCTCGCTGACACACTTAATATAAGTAAGTCAGAGGCTGAACAGCTGATTGAGAAGTACTTCAATGCATTCCCTAACATCAAGTCATTCTTACAGAAGCTTGGTGACTTTGGGAAACAGCACGGTTACATCATCACGATGCCACCGTTCAAGCGTAGAAGGAACTTTGATACTTGGTACCCAAAGATTTGGAATGACAAGAGTATGATGACTGAGCTCGGTAGTATTGAACGAGCAAGTAAGAATACCCCTATCCAAGGTTCAAGTGCTGACATGACTAAGCTTGCTCTCATATATATCTATGATGAGATACAGGCTAACTATAAGAATGATGTAAAGATTGTAATGACTGTTCACGACCAGATAGATACTATCTGCAAGAGTGAGATAGCAGATGAGTGGGCAACTAAGATGACAGAGCTGATGGAAAAGGCAGCTCTTAAGATTATACCTAACGGTTTGCTCAAAGCAGACACTAACATATCAGAGACATGGGAGAAATAAGACTGATTAAAATTCCAGCTGACATCAAGAAGACAATAGATGGGAGTGTAAAAGGTGCAACACGATGCCGTGATGATAAGAAAAAATACACCCCAGAAGAAGTAAAGAAGTACTTGCAGATGTATATCTCAGGATATACTACTCAAGAAGTTGCAGACTACTACGATGTAGTCGCTGGTAGAGTTAGAACAGCTCTTTCAGGTCATGTGCCCTCTAATCACTTTTACAGTAAGGTGTCTAGAGTGAACAAGATGCGCAGACTTAGTGGTAGGAAAGTTTTAGAAATAAAAGCATTTACATGAAGAGAAACTATGAAACCCCTATGGGGATTGCTTGGCAGATTGAAGAAGAAGATCCTCAGTTAAAGAACGTTTACAATAGTATTGTAGAAGGTCTTAAGCATCCTCACTACACTAGACGTATAGGAGATAGCCAAGGTGATTGGATGAAATTAGAAGAGACAGAGATTAAAGGAGACAAGAAGTTCTACATAATCACGAAGATCACCACGATTGATTACACTAAGTTTCAGCTTGAGACGAGGCTGAAGCCTAAGTAATCAGGTAGCTCCCGTAGCACAACCGGATAGTGCAACAGCCTTCTAAGCTGTAGGTTGTGGGTTCGAGTCCCGCCGGGAGTACAAAAATGTTTGTATATATTTGTACCTAAACAAATTTGTTATGGACATTTCAGCATTTATCATGAATAACATTGCCGAGTTGATCGTCGGAGTAATGGCATTCGCAAAATTGATTGTTAACCTCACTCCAACGGAGAAGGATAACCAAGTATTTGGGTACATTGATTCACTTCTCAATATGATTATTAGAGATAGGATCAAGACTCCCAAAGAGTAAAGGGTGGCGACCTACGCCAATAGTTTTTTCAATACCCGATAGAAGGCCGCTCAAAACGTTGAGTGGCCTTTTCTATGCGCTTGTAGCTCAGTGGTTAGAGCATCCGACTCATAATCGGCAGGTCGTAGGTTCAAGTCCTACCAGGCGCACACATCCTTAAATTCTATGAAGCATGTAGTACACCCTCAAACATTCGCCGGGCTCGGATACGAGCAGAGGCAAGAAATAGTCATGATTAATACTTACGAGAAAGGAGAGCTTAGCTGCATACTAGATGTAGTACTTCAATACACTCAAGTCACTGAAGAAGAGTTCTCCTCTAAGCATAAATCAAATGACATAGTAACAGCTAGAATCATATTCTCCTCTGTATCCAGAGAGCTTTTATGGCACAGACTTAAGATGATAGGTAAGGTCATGAATAGACATCATTCTACTGTAATACATCACGTTAAAACCACCCAAGACTTGCTCAAAGTGGACAAGTCTTTTTACCAGATTTATCACAAATGCTTAGAAGAAGCAGAATCTAAACTAACTAAACATGGATTCGAACACAAAGGACTCCCTCCGAGTCTTAGAAGCCAAGTCAGAACTACACGAGGCTCAGATAGCAATATTACGCAAAGACTTGTCTTCACTCAAACGACAAGTCGTTAGACTAATAGTAATTCAAAATGAGATTCAGAATGAAGCGAGAGTGGGAAGCTCAGTTAGACACAGAACTGGGACTGGGGACATTGAAGATTAAATATGAATTTGACCCCGGAGAAGCAAGAGTAGACCATTACCCTGATGGTAGTGGTAATCCAGGTACACCTCCTAGCGTGACTATCATTAGTATGAAGTACGATCTAGAGGAACCTGATATAGATTTTGTTAAAGGTCTAGAAGAAGAAATATTAGATGGAGAACTTACAGATGAAAACCCAAACGATTAAAATTAAAGATGCAGAACAAAGAAAAGCCCTCAACAAATGGTTCAATAACGCCTGCATTGGTTCTATTATTGCTGGTACTGGCTTTGGCAAGTCTCGCTGCGGGGTACTAGCAGTAAACTATGCACTGAAAGACAGTAGTAAGCAAGCTATTGTGCTTGTGCCTACTACACAGCTACAAGATCAGTTCGAACAAGAGTTTATTAAGTGGGGATACGAAGACCTACTAGATCGAATTGATATTGTTTGCTATCAATCAGCGCATAAAATATATGGTAACGACTACAGCATTGTAGTCTGCGACGAAGTCCACTTAGGACTATCTCCAGTTTATCGAGAGTTCTTTACTAAGAACACGTACGATAAGCTACTATGTATGACTGCTACTCTACCTGAAGAAGAGGAGTACAAAACACTATTGTCAGGGCTTGCACCTACAGCTTATACCATCACTCTAGATCAGTGTGTGGAACTAGGTCTTGTAGCCCCGTACGATATCGTTTGTGTCCCTGTGCAAATGACTGATACCGAGAAAGCCTACTACAAGGAAGCGAACAACCTCTTTGTACAAATGAAGTACAGACTAGGAGGTTTCGATGCATTTAAACAAGCAGATGCTATTCTTAAAAAAGGCGCACCCGGAGATAAAGGTGCAGCAGCTCAGTTTTTCAGAGCTATCCGTGAACGCAAACAAGTTGTACAGCATGCATGGAATAAACTTGATGCAGCAAAGCAAATTGCTGATTACCACAAGGGCGGAAAGATATTGACCTTCTGTGGTTCTAATGCCTTTACAGACCTAATGGCTGAGAGGCTAGAGGGTACAGCGTATCACTCTAAGAAGACAATATCACGACGCAAGAAGATTCTTGAGGCGTTTAATGAGTCTACTACGGGTATACTATGCAGTACTAAAGCTTTGAATCAAGGCTTTGATGTACCTGACGTTGGTGTCGGTATCATCGCAGGTCTAGAGTCTAAGACGTTGTCAATGGTACAGCGTGTCGGACGACTCATTCGATTCAAAGAAGGTAAAAGAGGTAGGATATACATACTGTATGTACCTAACTCACAGGAAGAGAAGTGGCTAGAGACTGCTACTAAAACACTAAATAATGTAACAAAGGGCGAGAGCCTACAATCAATTCTAAACAATGCCTAAGTACACCCCTAAAATGTATCCTTTAATGTGTGAAACATTTTGGAATGCACGGTCTAAGTCTGATAAGAGCTGTGACGAAGCTGCTAAAACTGCATTGCGTGCTTTGCAGAAAGAGTACCCAGACTTGAAAGGTAATGCTCAAGGTGTTAGAGCTAAATGTTATGAGCTCAGACGCAATGGGTATGACTGGCAGACTGATAGCTTTAAGAAGAAGCCTGCAGAAGAGACTAAAGCTGTTGTGGAACAGGTAGTAAGTTCTACTGAGGCTGGAGCACCTAAGCAGATGACTCTGAAAATGCCCAATGTGGGTATTGAGATTACAATTATGTTTACAGACAAGTAATGCATATAGAAATTGATACAGATATTCTTAACGATCTTGGAATAAGTGCTGATGACTTTGTATATTTGTATCTCTTGCATGCCAAAGCTTATGATGTAATTAAGATTATATCTATCAAGCCAAACACCGAGGACCTTCAATCGAAGGGACTGATTAAGTTGGGAGAGAGGCCAGAAGACGACGTTGTACGTCAGAAGTTCATCGATACAATCGAAGATTCTTTTGACCGCATGTGGTCAGAGCTTCTCTCCCATTTTCCTCTCAAGGTATACACTAATGGTAATGTGCGTATTCTACGTGCTAAAGATGCTGACGCTCGTAATAATCAAAAAGCGAAGAAGGCATACCATCGTGTTATTGGGAAAAATGTAGCAAAGCATAACAAGATTGTTGAGTGCTTGAAACACGAACTAGAGTTTCGTAAAAGCAACAACAGTCTTGGTTTTATGCAGATGCTACAGACGTGGGTGAATCAGCATACATGGGAACAATACGAAGACACCGATGTCGGAAAAACAACAGAACAAGAACGAAGAATTACCCGTAAACTCTAAACTGCTTCTGCCGTTAGGTCTTGAGCATATATCACATTCAGTAGACAAGTCTATCAAAGATGTAGTAGATGCAAAAGAAGGTAATCGTAAGGTATTCCCTACTAAGTGGAAAAGCCTAAACAGGAATCTTATGGGGGGATTGCAACCCGGTAAGATGTACGTCATAGCTGGTAGACCCGGTGTGGGTAAATCAGCCTTTTCTAACCAGCTCATATTCGATATACTAGACAAGAGCAGTAACAATAATGTTGTTGTCTTGTACTGGAGTTTCGAGATGCCTGGTGAGCAGCAGATACTGCGTGCAGGTTCGAAGCATACTAAGCTTCAGACTGCAGAGCTGTTATCAGTTGACAATAAACTATCTGAGGACAAGTACAATAACTATGTACAATCGGTACAGAAGTACAAGAAATACCCTATTTACTTTTGCTCTGTACCTAAGGATGTCAACGAGATAGAACGTGCTGTGCACACTGTAAGACAGCAGTTGCACAAGCCTAGTATTATCAACTTGATTGACCACTCTCGCCTTGTACCCAGCACATTAGACATAGAGTTGCACAAACTCAACGAGTTGTCTAAGACCTGTATGTACATGCAAGCAGAGCATGGCTCTATCACTATCCTGCTATCTCAGCTCAATCGTAACATTGAGCAAGAGTTCCGCGCCAAGAATCAATATCAGCCTATGCTGACCGACTTGTTCGGTGGCGATTCTATTGGTCAGGATGCACACGTCGTTATGATGTTGCAGCGTCCATATGACCTCTATGGTATTACTGATAGTTATCTCGGAGAAGATCCACGTGGCCTAATGGCTATACACGTAGAGAAGAACCGTGATGGATTACTCGGTATGATACCTTTCGAAACAGACCTATCTACATTCACAATTAATGAGCGAATTAACACTCCCAAAGAAGGTGGTTAAAGCATCACGCAAATCACCTAAAAACATGATTATCTATGGTCCTCCGAAGATCGGTAAGACCACATCATTGTCACAGCTTGAAGGCTGTCTTATTATCGACCTCGAGGATGGTTCTGATATGGTAGATGCCCTCAAGATTAAAGTCGACTCTATCGCCGAACTCGGTCAGATAGGGAAGTCTATTGTAAAAGAAGGAAAGCCTTACAAGTATGTTGCTATCGACACCATCACACAGTTAGAAGTGTGGTGTGAAGAGGAAGCAAAGAAACTATACAAGGCCACACCTATGGGTAAGAACTTCGATCCTGATAACAAGGGATTGTCTGTCCTTACTCTGCCCCAAGGTGCTGGTTACTTGTATCTGCGTAAGGCTTTTATGAAGTGGTTCTTCAATCTCTCGAAGCTTGCAGACCATGTCATCTTCGTTGGTCACCTTAAGGACAAGTACCTTACCAAGAATGGTAAAGAGGTGAAGGCAAACGACTTATCACTGTCCGGTAAGTTGCGTGAAATTGCCTGCGCTAACGCTGATGCCATTGGCTACATCTACCATGGAGAAGGAAAGACCAGAATTTCGTTTGATTCTACAAACGACGACACAGCAGGCTCTCGCTGTGAGCATCTACGTGGCCTAGATGCTGAACTTGATTGGAGCAAAATCTTTATTGACTAAACCCACAACAATGTCTATTGACGCAAGAGTAGAGGTTGAGATTGACTCAACCAATGAGGAAACACCTCAAGAATTGACTATCTCACAGCTTATCAAACACCTCAAGGAGGATGGTATGAGCCGTGATGATATTCGCAAGAAGTACGGCTTGACTATAGCTGAGGCTAAGGATATCTTCTCACATCCTAAGCTTAAAGGACTTAGAGTAAAGAAGTACAAGAGCATACGTGTAACCCTGATTGACGATACTCAGGACAATCCAACCGAAGACAACCAATCTGAAATTCAAGACTAATGGCAATTCAATCAAATTCCTCTGACGTACAAGTATCTGGAGGTGGTATACCCTTGTTCACAGGTATCGCAGCAGTGCGTGTACTTGCAGTAAACCCTACTCTAGGAGAACTCGCAGCTATAGGTGTCTCAATGAGAGCTGAGCCTAACTATGCTGTCGATATGGGTGACAAGACAGGAAAATTGGTATTCTGGATACACAATGAAGAGAAGAACTTTACCACTAGACTTGAGATCCTTACTGGGGACAAGCATCGTAAAGAGTCAGCAACAGGTAAGTTCCAAATCACCAACAAGTACGGTCAAGTTACTTGGGCAGCAAAGCCAGATAGTGCTCCTGACTGGTTCAAACAGGAAGGTGTACGTCGTACTTATCCAGGTGAAGAGATTCTCATTGAGTTCATCAAAGCATGGGCCAATATTCCTAACGATGGTGAGTGTTCTTTCGATACAATCGATGACATCTTTAGCGGTAAAGTTGAAGAGCTTAAGAAGCTCGTCACCTCTCTGTCTGACAACAAACTCAGAGTTATGCTCGGAGTAAAAGATGGTAAGTATCAGCAGGTGTACAACAAATGCTTTGGCAGAATCAAGCCTAAGCGTGACGATGTCTTTGTGCGTAAACTGAACGATGAGTATGGTACCTTTAACGCTGAGTACAACTCTGACCTTCAGTTGCAAAGCTATTCACCTAGTGTAGTAACATCTAACGAAGAGGCTCCGGCTGCCGTAGAGGCAGACGATCCTTGGAGTTAATGATGAGGGGGAGAGTAGACAAGTGCTCTCCCCCAATACTCATGATCCAGTCAAGACAAAGCGAAGATGTACTCAACAAAGAAACGATACTAGAGAAAGTCTCTGAGTATCAGATCTTTCAATACTTCTGCTCACATTTTGAAGAGCCAAACAAGAAGTTCAAGAGTGATCTTCGTGAAGACAACAGCCCTACAGTCTCAATAACTCAATATCAAGGCAGGTTATGGTACAAAGATTTTGGTTGCCCTGAGCATAGTTTTGATTGCTTCAGTTATATTGGTTTTAAATACAATCTTACTTTTTATGATACCTTACGACATATTGATCGGAACTTTAGTCTTGGGCTCAGCGCTAGCAGTAGCATGCGCAAGCCTGTTAGAAAGCTGGAGAAGGAAATACGAGAGAAAACTCCGGCGAAGATCAAAGTCCGCACCAGAGACTGGACGAAAGAAGACCTAGATTACTGGTTACAATTCGGGATACCGAAAGAAGTTCTCATTATCTTTGATGTGCTACCTATTACACATTATTGGATCAATGAACAGCGTTTTTCGTGTCCTAGTATCAGTTATCGCTACAGGTTTGACTGCGGTTATAAGATTTATCGTCCTCTTGAAAAAGAGTTTAAGTGGGCTTCGAACGTGGACAGCCAGTGCCTTCAGGGGTTTCGATTACTTCCTAGGAGACACAAAGTTGTATATCTCACAAGTTCCCTTAAGGATGTCATGTGCCTTCGAGTGCTTGGCTTCCCCGCCTTCGCGCTTCAGTCGGAGATGCTCATGCCGTTACAAGAAACTATCTCCGAAGTCAAAGAAAGATTCGAAGAAGTCATAGTACTCTATGACAACGACTTTGATAAGAGTCGTAATCCGGGTCAAGAAATGGCAGAAAAGATATGCCGTGAGTACAATCTATCTAATCTAGTTATTCCTTCGTATTATCGCAGCAAGGATATCTCTGACTTAGTCAGGGACCATGGACTAGAAGAAGCAAGGAATGTCATCACGGGGAAGAGCAACAGGAGCACGGAAGTCTCGAGGGAAGATTCGCAATGCGAAACCTAAAGAGGTAGATGGAATTAAGTTCCGTTCGTTATTGGAAGCACATTGTTATCGGCAGCTCAGAGATGCAGGTATCAAAGCTGACTACGAAAAGCACAAGTTTGTGTTGCTTGAAGGCTTTTACTATGAGAACTCTAGCTATGAGGACAACGGTAAAACTGGATTCTTGGACAAACAGAAATACAAAGTCCGAGATATTACCTACACCCCTGACTTCGTTGATCCCCAAGGTAGGTGGATCATAGAATGTAAGGGGTATGCAAACGAACGTTTCCCACTTAAGTGGAAGATGTTCAAGAAGTTATTGATGGAACGCGAAAACCCCCCGGTACTATTTGTACCGAGGAATCAGAAGCAGAACATCGAGACAATAAACAAAATCCTAGAACTAATAGCCCCGACAAAATAGTCGGGGTTTTTTCATTATGAGTATCAAAACAATTGGTACCTCTGTTGTTAGCAATAACGCAGGGGTTAAAAAGCGGATCAATAAAGCCGCTGAAAAACTAGTCTTTGATGTTCTTCAATCCACACAATATTCTACACCTATTTCTTCAACCGTACGTGAGCTGGTAACTAATGCCTGCGATTCACAACGCGAGAAGGAGATTGCACTAGAAATAATTAACGGGGAGAAGAAAGTAGAGGACTATTACATAACAAGGACAGAGGAAGAATACATTGATTCAAACTTTAAGCCTAGTTACTATGACCCAAATTATCTTAGCCAAGAAAACTTAGTTGAAGTAAACTATTATGAACGAGAAGGTACTGGCTATTGCGATGTGTTTGATGTTCTGGACAGGGGCGTGGGTATCGGACAAGAACGTCTGGAAGGTTATCTCGAACTGGGTTTCTCAACTAAGAGAAACACTTCGGAGAACTTTGGGGCGTTCGGTCTAGGTGCTAAAGTACCTCTGTCTACTGGTGTAGATTTCTATACTGTAGAGACAGCCTATAACGGCAAGCTGTTTAAGTTCAACTGCTATGCTTACAAGACTGACTTCTTGATCAGTAAGTGGGATGCAGATGGTAGCATAGATCTTTCTGATGGTACTAAAGTATTCTACAAGAACGTAGAGGTTCTGAACTACACTAAAATATCATTTGGTGTCAAGCGTCACAATCGTAGAAAGTTTGTAGATGCAGTACAAGATCAGCTGTGCTACATCCCTAACGTGAAGTTTTACTACACGTATGAGGACGGTCATAGGAGTAACAAAACAGTTGAAAACACTGTGTTGTACAACTCTGACAACCTGATTCTAGGTAATACGTATGCATGGTCTAAGCCACATATACTGCTAGTTAAGAACCAAGGAGCCACCACGGGGATTAACTACGGCTATGTGGATTTTAGAGAGCTGGAAATGGAACAGCTGTGGGGTTCGGTCGCTATTAAGTGTCCGGCTCGTCAGGTGTACAAAGACAGCGAAACAGGTGAGGAGATCATCGTCCAAGACGGCGTTGATGTCACACCTTCGAGGGAGAAAGTTATATGGAATGACCATACAAAGAAGTTCATACAAGGAGCAATTGAGAGGGCAGCTCAAGACGCTACTAATATGATCGAGGAATCATTAGATGAGAAAGACTTTATGACATGGGTCAGAAAGTGCAGAGACGTTCTCTACAAAGGGGATGGACACAATTCTGTACTGTCTAGCCTAGGTCGTATCGTTGATAGGGAGAAGCTACAGCCACGTTTCCCTGGTAACCGAGATATTAAGTACGCTGGGCCCAGTGTATTGCTCAGAGGTTACAAGGTTAGGAACGTAACTAAGGTTGTTAAGGCAGGTAAGATGACAATACAGAGAGAAGAAGTTGGGTGGAGTCAAGTTAATTTCGATAACTTGTACTTCGCTAACAATGTCTCCAAGGAGAAAGACATGTTCCTACTGCAGAATGGAACATTATCCATCATATCAGAATACCAAACAAGTATACCAGACTTCGTCACTAAGACCCAGCTAGCTGCATTCGACGCCATAGATATGGCTAGAGAATCAAACTGGGAATTAATGGAAGATTCTGATATTATCAATTGGGGTTATGATGAGGTGGAAGTACCCTCGGAGTTCATTGAACAAATTGAGACCCTCGAGAAAGCAGCAGTTAATAACATTGCGTTCTATAACATGACCGCTCAAGAGCGGAGAGCTGCTAGTGGGACTGATGTGTTGTACACTTTACGTCGACCTTATTCTGGAGAGAATAAGTACTCAGTGGATATAGAAGACTGGGTATTCGACAAAGTAGAAGCACCTCTTGACAGTATCAAGAATACAGCCATAGATACCTACTACGGTACTAAGGAGGATGAGATACTTATTAAGTTGGCTGCGACTATATGTGCTGCACAAGTTCCTGCTTGGACTGATGTATATCCTTTAGCTGATTCCTGGGACATGACGTATCGCAACGATACTGCAGTTCATGGGCAGGCTTGTTTCAGTACGTTTAATCCGCATCGCTTCCATAAATGGAATGGAGGCTGGCCGGATAAACTATCACCACTGGATGCAATAAATCAGACTGATATACAACTATTCAGAGTCTCAAAGAAGACAGCTAAAGCGCTTGATGGTAGTTCTGCCAAGCACATTAGTGAGTTCTTCTCTGTTATTAAAGATGATAAATGGACTATGCACGAAAAAGCTAAACAATGGCTAACGGGTGTTATGCTAACTAACATCCCACAGTGGTTAGGACAGCTTCGATATATGAATCCAAAGTTTGGAGAGGTTTACGACAAATTAAGTGCGTACGATAAGTTTCATTACTACAAAAACCAGCTGTCAACACAGTCTGAAGATGCTCAGCAGATCATAGATTTGATGAAGAAGATGCATGTTATGCAAACCTTCTTACTATCAACAGATGATCCTGAGCAAATCAAGGCTAAATCGTTGGAACTGTTTAAGGTAGCTGACATTAGCTGTACTATATTTGATGAGGAAATCCTTCAGCTTAGTGCGTATTTGGAGGAGTTCTTAGAGCCACTTCGACCATTGTTTAATTCTATTAATTTCTACCACGGCGCACAATTGCATAGTGAGCTGTGGAAAGAGCTAGAAGCTTATATGACTTTGAAAAACAGAGACAATTTTAATCCACCATTATGATCAGCATTAACGTGATAGGTGAGATGATATCCGGCAGTTACGGCAACACCCCGTACTCTCGTTCATTCGAGAAGGATATCTACGAGCAGATGGTTTCGCTTGCTAATCAAGCGGACTCTGCTGATTCTGTGGAAGAATACAACAAGATACTCTCTGAGTTTTCTTTGTTGTGTGCTGAGGATCTGAATGAGAGGGTACTACTAAGCAACTTTGGTGGTGCTACACTCTACAAGGATCCTGCGGGACGTTACTTTGTCCAGTTTAAGGAAGGAGGTATCATTGACATTGCAGTGCCTAAGTCATTTGTAGAAAGGATCTACGAATCACAGGCATTGGGTTCAGATGTTACTCCCTTGTTTAAGCTTTGGATGAGGTGGTGCCGCAACCCTATACTTCGTAAGAAATTACGAGATGGAAAAGGTGAAGAATTCACCAAGAGGTTCTGTGAGTTTGTAGACATGAAGTATGTGCACCCTACCCTTAAGCAAGAGCTTATGGAGGATCACGGACTGAGTGAAGAGCTTGCAGAGCAGCGTGCTACTATGTACCAAGTAAAAATCACCAAAGAAGGTCTTATCAATGCTTTCAAAGTATCTCGAGAGGTACTGCATAAGTATGATACAGAAACTGGGGAAGAACTCCCTCGTTATACTAGAACCTTCAACCCTGATACAGGAGAGATTGACAGTGATGGATTCCCAGATATTGTGGAAGACAGACTGTTCGAGCCTTCTGTCTGGGGTAACCGTGGTGATGCCTTTTACTGTGAGGGTGCTAACGGATATGCAGAACCTACACACTTTATTAAAGTTGGTTGTACACACAGACTCCCGTTATGGGATATGGTGAACACTGACGATAATAAAAGTTGTGTCAAGGGTTTGCACGTTGGTGGACTCAAGTACATAGCATGGTACAGCGGTGAAATTCACAATGTATTCGTTGACCCAATGCACATAGGTGCTGTCCCTGATTCAGAGGATGGTGCTATTCGTTGCCTGCAATACTTCATACACTCCAGCTTAGTTGGGGTGAACGGTAGTATGTATCATTCTTCGTCTTACGCTGCTCTAACTGATGAGCAGTGGGAAGAAATGAAGGAAGATATCATAGCAGATTACAACAAGATTGCAGACGAAACAGCGGAGATAAAGGTACTGTGACATGAGCAGTATCGAGAGACTACCCAGAGATGGGAACATCTGTCTTATTGATGCCGATTCTTTGATGTACTATGAAATGGACAAGCCCTCTCTAGAGCTTGCTATGGATGGTATTGATCAAAGGATCGCATCAATGCTATCAGAGTGTAATACTTCTAAATACGTTGGTTTCCTTACAGAGAAGAGATGCTTCAGATATGATGTAGCTCTAGACTATAAGGGTAACCGCAAGGGAAAGGCTAAGCCTCCTATATTTTATGCACTGCGTGAGCACCTCAAGCAGAGATACAATATGTGGAGTATGCCTGAACTTGAGGCTGATGACCTTGTGAGCTATTACTCGTATACGGATAACCGTAGCACGATCATATGCTCACCAGACAAGGACGTCTTGTACCAATGTGTTGGAATGCATTACAACTATGGTAAGGCAGAGTTCCTTCATACTTCACCTGATGAAGCACTTAAGTTCCTATGGAAACAAGTGCTCATGGGTGACAGTACGGACAATATACCAGGAATACCAGGAGTAGGAGCTAAGACCTCTGAGAACTGGTTGAAGGATAGAACGAAAGACTATGAGGCATTTGCCTTGAAGAAGTTCGTTGAGAAGTTTGGAATGGTGGAAGGTGTGATGAAGTTTCACGAAACCTTCAAGCTCGTCTATATGTTAAAGACAGATGACGACATGAAGCGTGAAGCAGGTAGAACACCACCTCCTTTGGAGGTATCACAGCTATCAGAAGGCCAAACAGAGGAGCTATGGTAAACTGTCCGGACATACAATTCACCCCGATTAATGGGAGAACTGTGCGTCTGACTGGGAATCTCTCTAAGTGTGTAACCAAGAAGGTTGACGATGTAATAACAGGTATTAACTGTGAGTTCAATGACTGCAAGATAGAGATTAAGCTAGGTTCGACTATCAGGCCAAGGCCTAAGTCGCCCTACCGCGTAAATCATATCACTGCATGTCTTGGGCCTCACAACGGTACAGTATGCTACGACTTATCAGTTGAACGACTTACAGATTCAAGCATATTCCTTCTCCCTATGATGGGTGGGAATAGAAAGCTGATGCTGTGGGATTCACTATTTGTCAATGCGTTCATGGAAGCGCCTGACTTCCCTGAATGTGTTGCATTACTGTACCGTTATTCAGGCGATACCTTGTTTACAAAGTTTGAATCAGCTTTATGTTCGTTCAGGAATTTTAAAGTGAGAAGGGATCCAGATCCTCATCACGTACTATTTGTGTTCGGAGTACCGGATGAAGCCAAAACTTCATATGCAGCATTCAAAGATGGAAGATATTCAGAGATAGAAGATGATTGGAAGCTAAGAATATTGGAGTTTCATGGTTTTGACTTTGACGGACACACTGGGAAGATTCTCTTTAAAGACCCAGGACTAAAATCTCAGATCGAGAACAAGCTTGACGTACGACTCCCAGATGATGCGGAGTTGCACAGTAAGCCTAGTCTCGAGCTTGAGGTATTTAGACCGGAGCTTTATTCTCCCAGTAAAACAGTAATATGAACGATAAAATCAAAGAACAGGTTGGGGACTGGTGGCCAGTTCTCCAGCCGATCTTTGACTCACAGAGATTTGCGAAACTGAAGAAAGAATTAAGTGCGGAATACAAAACTAATCGATGCTTTCCTGTGGCAAGGAACGTATTTCGTGCTTTTGACTGGACTCAGTTTCGTGATCTCCGTGTAGTCATACTAGGGCAAGACCCATACCATAATGGTATAGCTACGGGCCTTGCATTTGCTACTAACAACGGTAAGCTCAGCCCAAGTCTTAGGAACATTGTAAAAGAACTACATGAAAGTCATGGTAGGGATGTGAACCCTGAGTTCGATACAAGTCTTGAGCATTGGGCTAGACAAGGTGTACTTCTAATCAACACGTCTTTGACTGTTAGACAGAAGGAACCTAACTCTCACAAGAAATTGTGGGAAGGCTTTACTTTGGAAGTGCTCAAACGTATCCGGGCCAAGCATAACAACATCGTTTTTGTTGGTTGGGGTAAAGATGCGCAGTCTTTGTTAGAGCAGATACAAGTTACTAGTGCGACTGCTGAAGATAGCCTGACCTTATTCCCTGAAGAGATTGGTAGTCATTGGGTGCTAACTGCACCCCACCCGGCTGCTGAATCTTACTCTGGGGGTAAGGCAGGTTTCTTTGGTTGTAAGCACTTTGTGCAGATTAATGAGTACCTTGACCGTCCTATAAACTTCTTTAATTTACCAGAAGATGAGCGACGGGATATGGTTCCAAGAGAACAACATGAACACTACCATAGACAAGGATAAAGAAAGCCCTGAGCTTGATACTTTGCGCAAAGCGTATTATATTCTTGACAGTATAAAGGTTTTACTTAGAGAGAAGAATACAGCCTACGGAGATTCAGCATTGAACCCGCTTAGATTGTTCTCTCGAGCGGACGCTATCTCAGCACTTGAAGTGCGGATAGACGATAAGCTTAGTAGAATCCAAAACATGGGTATTCATGACAAGGCCGAGGATACAATCCAGGATCTTATTGGCTATCTAGTGCTACTGCAAGTAGCTAAGAATAAGGAAGGGGGGCAGTAGCCCCCCTTTTTTTTGCCCTTCTTATGAGAACCAACGAAGTTTGTCTTGTACAGCTTTTGCACTACCGTCTGCCCATGGTACTGTCTTCCAAGTCCTGAGCAACGGCATCACTTTATTGATTCTTCCAGCCAGCTTGTAATCACCTTTCTCATAAGGTCCAGACCTACGCTGGTACAGTGCTCCCTTAGTTACTTTCTCTTCGTTGAAGTATATACCAGTCTCATACTGAGCAGTATAGAGTACAGACTCTGCAAGCTTTAAGTAATCTTCGATGAAGTTGACAGTAGCCATAGGTCTTGCTGCCATTCTAACTGCTTCTACAGGATTAAAGAAACCTGTAACTTCAGTCTGCAACCTCTTAGCTTGGTAAGCTATAAACGATGCAGTGTAATCTTCATCATCATCGTCTATCAAGCCTTGCATCAGAGTGTACAGCAACATTGTACCTGCTATTGTTGCTACATCAACAGCTACACGCTTCATATTCTGCTTGTCAATCTCACTTGAACCCAGTGCAGCTTTAAGATCACCTGTTTCAACCAAAGTTCTAAGTGAGTTAGCAAAAGTCTGATAGTATCCTTTGGTTACTTCCCCTAACTCATGGTCTACTTGGTACATATCACCATGACCATAGCGTCTCCTAAGTCCAGGTATAAAGTAGTTACGGAACAACAGCAATAACTTACCAGTAGTAGTACGTTGCGCCATAGCAGAGTCAAAGCTTCCCTTGACCTGGTTTGTACGTTTTGCAATACCATGGATCTTAGCTATTACCTGACTCTTATTAACGTTAGCTACTCTAGGATCAATAGTAAGCTGACCATTTTCCTTCTCTACGAGCATATCCCACAGGTTAGCCTCTGAGCCATCCTCATTAAGAATTGGCTCACCCTTCTTGTCCTTAACCTTAGTAGAAGTCATCACTGCAAGCATTCTAATACCAGCAGTTTCATGCTCAACACCGTGCTGCAAAGCAAACAACGTGTCTTTACTGAAAAGCTTTCTAGCCTTATTTCCTCCTATATTCTGCCCAAGAGAGTCAGTCACTTCATTCAAAGCATCAAACATCTGCATAGCCTTAGCAAGCTTACCCTTAGGTACAAACGATCCAACATCTCTTAGAGCTGCACCCTCTGATGTGTAGATAGCAATAGCTTTACCCCAATCCTCTGGAGTAAAGAATTGTTTAGCAAAAGCTTCCTGAGCTGTCATCAGGTTGTCAAGTATAGCTTGGTTACCAATCTGCAGTAAGTTACCAGCAAGACCAACTACTGCTGTAGCACCTACTAGTTTCCCAGCAGTTTTAGCTTGAGATATAGAACCAAGAGTGGCTGAAGTATCAGATACTCCATAGAATACAGACTCGATAAAATCTCTTAAGTGCTTAAGATCATTGTTATCTGACTCATCTCTACTCACAACGAGCTCATTAGCTCTACGAGACATACCAGCAATTTGGTCTCTAATTGGGAGTCCTCCTTGGTGCTTTATCACTCCTCTCTTCTCGTGTATAACAAGCATGCTGTGAACAAGACCAGCTATAGATGATTTCTGCTGGTAGTTGTTAGACATGTGTATGAACTGAGTCATACTAGCAGCTACATCTCTAGATACATTCTTCTCATCAGCTACCTGAGTGTAGTACTTAGGGATACCACGTATCTCCTGACCATCTACTTCAGTCATCAAACCAAATTCAGTATCTGTATCAAGCCTACGGAAGTCTCTGCCTTGCTCTTTTGCAAGTTCTTTCCATCCGTCTTCAAAAAGTGTACCTAGCCCATCCTTACGAATAGTTGGCATCACATAGCTGTACTTGTCCCAGTTATTGACTTGCTGCTGAGTATTTCCAAGCTTAGCCTGAGCTTTATGATATTCACTGACTATGAATTCATAGTACTGCTTAAGCTCTGGAGTGTTCATGATCTTCTCGTACTTCTCACTGAGGTACATTCTGTTACCACTCTCATCTTTAGCCTTTGGTTTAGCCAGCTCTCCCATAGCAATGAACTTAACCTGTCCATCTACTAGCTGTGGGGCATAGTAACCCATCTTCTTACGACGAGCTTGCAGCTTATAGAAATCAGACCTCAATATGATAAGCTGCTCTCTGTTCCTAGGATTGTTTTCTACCTCGAGCATCTTCATTTTATCCTCGATAGCGTTCATCTCCTTAATAACAGACTTGAACTTTTCTTCAGCACCCTCTACAGGTTCTGTGTTCTCAGCAAACCATTCTTGCTTAGCCTCTGCCCAATTCTTACCGTCAGAAGACTTGTACCACTCTTTCCAAACTTCCTGAGAATCTTCATTCGAAGGCTTGTTGTACTTAGTACTGATACTATCAAGGAAACTGTAATAGTTTGAATAGTACTTATCTATATCAAACTCCTGCACCAGGCTAAGAGCCTTTATTGTTTTATCTCCCTTCCTGACCCTGACAGTAGTCAAGATGTCTTCATTCAACTTATCTTGGTTGAACTCTGACCCACCTTTCCATTCTTTGAAATCATTGTACTTACTCTCAAGGTCGTAGGTAAAGTTTATAGTGTCCTCGTTGGCTCTATACAATGCGTCTTTCACAGCCAATGCAAACAACTGTAAGTTCTGTTGACGAGAGTAAACAATAGGATCTAACCAGTAAGAGAATTTACTCTTAGACTTCTGAGCTTCAGTAAGTTCCTGAGTAATTTGAGCTGCCCCAACCATCTTGTTCTCGATGTAGCGGAGCTTAATCTCCATAGCCTTCTCGTTGAACTCTTCCCTACTCATAGCAGAGTCTGTGTTCTTCCTGCTATAGTATTCAGAATTCAAAGCTTTAAACTCTGGTATACTCATAGCTCTACTAGCTCCAACTCTCATTGGGCGGAAGCCAGAAAGATCATTGGACTCTATTATCCTTTTCTTCTCAGCTTCTATTTGAGCTGCAGCTTCAGGACTAGCATAAGAGAGCAAAGCATTGGTGGTAAGAGGTACAACAGTATCCATGTACATCTTATTCAAATCTCTGAGATTCTCCATGCTCTCTGACAAATCAAACAAGAGTTCCTTAACCTCATCATCAAGGTTTTCAAGATCTCCTTCATCACGCAGAGTACGCAACAGACCAGTCATCTGAACCACAGTGGAAGTTGACTCATCTTCAGTGTACAAGCTCTCAAGAGTCTGACGTATAGAGTCAATTTTGTTCAACCTACTGAACATCTCATCTCTAGTAAGAGGTACTCCGTTCTTGACCTCTTCTAAGAGGTCCTCCATCATGTTGTTTAGTATCTCTGTTCTCCCAACTACATACTCATAGAAGTCATAGAACTCATTGAGGTCTGTAATCTTAGACTCTGCCTTCTCATTTAGCTCGTCAATGTTTTGTATCAATCCATCTAGCTCACGAATCTTTGCCTCTCTGTTCTCAGTCTCAGCAAGTTGGTTGAGTCTAAACCGCTGTCTAGCCAAGCTATCTCTAACTTGCTTGTACACTGTCCCCATCTTCTCTTTAAGATCCTTAGACTTCTGAATCTTAGGGTTGAACTGACCAGACAATCCTTCTGCCCTCATATCCCCAACAAACATCTTCTCTGCAAGCACTGCTGCTACATTAGGACTTACTCCAAAGACTTTACCTAAAGCGCGAAGTATCTTGTTGATGATTACCCTAAGCTTGCTAGGCTTGTTGCGCTCAATCTTAGCTCCTTGTAATCCAATGGCAGTTACAAGTATCTCTTTCCCAAGCTCACGTCCTTCTAGCTCTGGGTATTTAGATTGTACAGACTTTGCAAGAGATGGCTCAGCTTTTATTACCTGCTCTACAAATGCATCAACCTGATCCTCAGGCATCATATCTATCAGTATGTGCGCAAACTCGTGATACACAGTATCTGTTTCCATCTGTGATGGATCTACATATACAGTATCTCCTTGAACTTGACCTTTAGTACCAAGAGGAAGCTCAGTCTCAACAACCTTTACGTCAATCCCAGCCGCAGCAAAGTTCTCTCTCAGTCTAGCTACCTTTTCTGCAGCTCCTTTAGGAGTTTCTCTCTGACCTGTACCAACACGTTGAGAAGAAACCTTCCCATCGTATGGGGCGCTAGGACGAGGTAGCATTATAGATTGCTCGTTATCGAACAGACTGCCTTTTACCTTTTTTCCTGTCTTAGGCTCTCTTAAGTAAGCTTCGTACAATACGTACTGCTTGCCTTTTGTAGCTACAGGAATGTACTTGTAGTTTTTAGTATTTTTAATACGGTCTGACCTCTGGTAAAGAATCTTCTTGTTGCCTTCTAGTGATATCCTGAAGGCATCGTTCGCTGGGCTTATGTAATCTTGTATCTTATTGTCTGCCTCAAGAAATCTCTCCTTGAATCTGCCTTTATCTCTTGGGAACAAGGTTTCTCTTCGTGCACTATGAGTTCCATAGTTCATAAGGAACTCAACTTTGAAATCATCAAGAGCTCTCTTGTTAGTGTTAAGCTTACTAATCTCCTGATTGAGGTGCTCAGTAACTCCAAGCTCTCTCCAGAAGCTTACAGGTATAAGCTCAAAGTAACTCTTCATACCTGGAGCAAATCCACTGGTTATGATAGAGTTAGTTATTATAACACGAATACCATCCCTAATTGTATCCCTATTTTCCTCACCGTACAGTCCAGAATTGTCCATCATGCCCTGCATGGTGTAAGTAAACCTATCCTTCTCCTCCTTAGTAGACAGTTTAGTCTTGTCTACTTTAAGGTAGTAGAATGGGAAACCATTGACTTCTTCCTGTTCTAAAGTGAAAGCGTCGAATACAGGATTTACAGTCTCACCAGCAGCCTTTTTGGCATTATTCATAACAGACTCAAGCCCTCCTCTTATAGTAAACCTATCTCTTATATAAGGAGCATCAAGAAGACCTTTCTCAAATATCGGAGATCCAGGCTTAGTTACTAAGTGGTGCAGTATAGCTCTGTTGATGTCTCTGTGCTGAACATCATTTAAGTAATCTAAACCAGACAGCTTTTTGACATCTTCTTTAAATGACGTAACTGCTGGTTGTGTACCTATAAAGCCAAGAGCTGTAGTCAATTCTACAGAGCGGTTTATTGCAGCATAGTAGGCTTTGACTATAGGATAAGCTTCTCCTTCTGTAACATTCTTAAGAGCCTCTCTTCCCCCGAATACAATATCATCAGCTTGCTGTGTAATAGTTAGAGCTCTCTCCACTTTAGCAAGGTGCTGTGGAGTAGTACCAGCTTGGTCAATGTTGTCAGGAGATAGTATTGTATACAGATTACGTAGCTTCTTTGCTTCCTCATTAATGAAAGAAAGCATCTTCATGTAATCAGATTTGTTGTATTCGGTATTAGCTCCTGAAGCTATAGCTTGCATTTCAGCTAAGTTCAAGTTCATTGCAATAGGCTTATATCCTATAAGACCCTGCTTTATACTGCGGTTATGCTTAACACTGCTATCAATAACTTCTTTAACTGCTCCTACATTCAAGAATGCTATTGCCTGTTGAGGAGTCATACCTATAGACAGCATGTAAGAAGTGAGAGGTGCTGTGAGAGAGTTGTCATTCATCAGTCTCTGCACAGGATCTTTCACAGAGTCAACAGACTTTGACAAGTACCCTGACATGTAATAGTCTGTAAACCTGTATACTCCTAGCGGATCTGGAAATAGTGACTTCTCTACTAGGTTTCCTACAGTTACTCCATCGACTTTGAACTGCGGTCCTGTAAACGTGAACCCACCTATAGACATAGCAGTCAGAGCTACGTTACGTCCAGCAATAGTGTTCGCATATATTCCACGCAGCGCCATGCTAAGCATGTTGTCTGTTGCACTCCTAATTCTATCGTGAGGATTGTTAATGTCTATCTCTACGTGAGGATTCTCATATCCTATTCCTACAATTCCCTGTAAGATTGGGTCTACACCTTCCTCAATATCTAGAGGAGTCATAGTCTCATGTATGTGATTGACGTTACTTCCAATAGCCATGAATGTGTCAAACACAATATTGTTTAGCACTTTCTCATCAAGCTCTTCAAACTGCTCCTGAGTTGAATTCTTCAAAGCGTTGTAGTCAGGCTTGACCTTAGTTACTCTGACTTGCTTCTTTCCTTCGATGTTTACTTCAGGGAAGATCACAAACATTTTGTCAATGTCGAAGTCAGAACCCATCATGGTAGTAACAGATGGTGGTATACGCACTGCCTTAGAGTGAGAGTTTGGAAGAACCTTGCGGATCTTCATCATCAACATAGATGATTTACCCTGCTGAGGTATACGATACCCAAGCATCTTATTGACTGACTCTTCTATCTCAGATATGCTAGCATCAGGGTCAACACCCATAGCCTCAAGCACATCTCTACGTATATCTACCTCTGCTGCAGCTACTTTGCTGTAAGTATTTCCTTCAGAATCTGTTGCCTCTTCAATAGAATAGAAATTTAGGTTCTTATCAGTTTGGGACTCCCCGAACTCAGCAAACTGAACCATCTCTACACCCGTCAACTTCTGCAGGTAAGCAGAGCTGCGGAACAATCCCATTATCAAGGAATCAAGTTTGTTCTGTACAGTAGGGAATGAAAGTGGTACTTCAGTAGTTATTACACCATTAGCATCTACTATGACATTCACAGAATCCATGATATTCTGTGGCAAGTCTTTCTCAATACCAAGCTCCGTAAGTGCTTCTCTAAGCTTTGGAAGCATAGCCTGCATAGCTTGTGCTTCTTTATTGGTATCTCCTTTCTCTCTGGCTTCCAGTACTTTATCGTATCCTAGACGGCTAAATACACTAGCGTGACCTTTATTCAGCTTAGCTATTACAGCTTTCTGATACATATTTATAAGATCCCTACCAGATACCTCCATACCCATGTCCTCCAGGTAGTAACTGGTTTCTGGGTTTATGTTAGCGATCATGTTCTTCCTAGGCTGACGACCGAAGGTTATCTTCTGTGCTTTCTTACTAGGAAGTATCTGCGGAAACTTAAGTCCTCTACTTGGTACAGTCTGTATTGTAGCACTTGCAAGATCTGTGATATCTACAGGTTGGAATGATGCAAGCTTCTTGGCAGATATAGTATTTGCTACATGTACATTGTTTGTTTCAAAGTACTGAGCTAAATTCTGGAGATTAGGTATGCCCTCAGCAAGCTCATCAGTCAGTACTACGTAGGAGTTCTTATGTGATATTGGGAGCAAGTGCCTATGTCCTCCCATCGTATGTTCAACCCTGTAGTCATACGAAGGCTTGAGTGGCATAATGGGTGATCTAGTACCATCCCACTTCCTTTGCCCAATAGGTGCAGACATGTACTCTTTGTAGACTTGTTCGTCTACTGCAGTCCATTGCCCAAGACCCATACGAAGCCTACGGTACATGTCTATGCTTATAACTGCCTGAGCATCAGTACCATTGGATCTATCATATGCAGATATGATACCCTCTGCAGCAGCTTCCCCTACTTGATCCACAAGCTTCTCTTTAAGATCAGCTCTATCCTTAGAAGGAATAGATCCAAAGATGTCGTTTAGAGTTATCTCTTTGAACTCATCCAACATACCATAGTCAGCATTGTTGGGGTCATTGTTCATACTGATTGTAAAGAGCTGAGTTCCAGGAGTACTACTAAGAGCTGAACGCTTTACATAGTCAGCCCCATTCTTTACGTAGTTGACACCTGAACGAAGTATCTCTCTAGACATCATGCGACCAAGCACAGACATCTCAATGAATTCATCTATGTAAGCTATCTCCTCACCTTTAATGTATCCACCGTAATTGCCTTTAGAACCTCCTTTGATAGTAGAGGTAACAAATAATTGAAGAGCTCCCTCACCACCCAGCTCAGCTACTATGTCTTGGCGATACTGAGTCATCCTCTTCTTAGTATCAGAGACATAAGACTTAACTGCTTTCTTAAGCTCTGGAGACATAGGAGTTCCCTTCTCTAGATGCACATAGGCTTCAACCAGCAGGTTACTCTCAGGATCCATATTAGGGCCCCCAAGCTGAAAAGCTAAGTACCTATCTCTGCTATGATAAGTCTCTACAGGAGATTCACTCTTAGCCTTCTCAGCTACGTACATCCTGTGCAAGTCAAGCAAATATGTACGTTCAATACCTGCTGCTATTGGATCACTCTCTTGACCAATATCAAACCCATACATAGCAGCTACATCAGAGTTTCTGAAGTTAGGTACAGGCATGTACGTAAGCTTAGAGCGGTCACCTTGAGTGTCCACTGCTATGTACCTTACTTTGTTGCTCTGAGCAAACATAACTAGGTCTACTGCTAGGCCGTCTTTGTATGTAAAGCCGTCAAACTCTTTAGCTGCATTCTCGTCTGCTGCAAATGAGTCTATATCTACAAGCTCAAATAGCTCCTTACCATTCTTATTGGAGATAAACATGTGAGCCAAGCTCCTTGTATCTCCGTCTGAACCTTTTACTACACTTCCTACTACTCCTCCCTCGGTTTCCTTACCATACAGTACTGCTGCAAGGTTGTCCTCACCTTCACTCTTAATCAACTCCGTAGTGATGTTCATATCACTCTTGAGATTGATTGGGTATACAAGGTTACCAGTACCATTAAAGAATGACGTAGAGCTAGGAGCCTCAAACTTTGACATTATGATCTGTGATACAGCATTCATAGTGCTGCTCTCAGTCTCAAATATGTTGCTGTAGTTGTTCAGTATCTTCTTGGTCATCTTACCGTTGCCGGTAAACATGCTTCTAATCTTTGTATCCTTTGTAAGGAAGTTGTACATCCCTATTTTATCCTTCTCGAAGGCTATCTGAACTCTTCTACCTGCCTCTTTTTTATTGCTGGCAATGGTAATTCCCATTTCAAGAAGCAGCTCACCCAACAACTCGTACTGCTTGACACCATCAGGAGTCTTTTGCATAGCTGTCTCAAGCTCACCGTAAAGAGATTCCGCTTTAGCTCTACGCTCTTCATCAATCCTAAGGTCTAGCAAGTCACCACTAGAGTTAATTCCAGGAGTATACAATCCACCAGATCCTGTAGACTCATCTTTCCACTTCTGTGCAAAGTATCTCTGAATACTGTTCTCACTGCTATTGATGATTTTGACAACCTTGTTACCGTTATCGTCAATCTCAAGCTTGATGAGTTTGTAGGGAGTCATAGCTTGTGCAAACACAGAGTACATAAGAGCTTTCTCTTTTGCATCTAGCTTGACCATGAAATCATAAACTTCTTTCAGTGCGCTTATCTCATTGGCTTTCTCCTCAAGAGCGCTAAGCATTTGTACCCAGTCTGTAGCGTCAACTACAGTAGCTGCTACCTGTTTGTATACATCCTCAATAGGTATAAACGTTTGGAACCCAAGTCTGCTCGCCTCTGTATTCTGCACAGGTATGCGAGACAATGCTCTACGTGCTTTGTCCCCAAGAGTCTTAGCAGGGTCTTCCTTAGACCTGCTTACACTATATACTCTATCAGCACCTTCATCATTATCTGCTATATCTTCTGCCTTCCTAGTTAGCTCAGTATCATAGGTTTTAAGTCCATAGTCCCTAAGCCTATCTCTAATCTCAGACCTGTAACCTCTGACTTCAACTCCCCCAAGCTCACTGCGCTTGTCATGCCAGTGCTCGTAGACCTCTAAGAATAGTTTAGAATACGCTGCAGAATTATCCCCAACAGTCATCTGGTCAGGCATAATCTCATTATCAAACGTAAGATCAGGAGAACCGAACTGTACGTGCATGACATTCATAGCTCTTACCATCTTCTCAGGATCTGAGTACACCTTCTTGATGATCTCAAACTCCTTGTCTTTCAATGCTCTTGATCCTAGTGGAGCATTTACTTTAAGAGCTGACCTAAGGAACCAGTCAGCTATAGCAGACTCTCCCCCTTTTACGTTTGCTGTTGCAGGACTACCAAGCAAGTCTTGTATGTCTACTTCTGAGTTAGCATCTAAGGACTTGATGACCTTATATACAACGAGGTCTCTTATCTCCTTACCCAGCTTAGGGTCAGATACAAAGTGCTGCATCAAGAACGCAGTACCTCCTGGTGAGAATGTCTGGGCAGTTCTAGAGTATGACTTAGGTATCCTGTTAGACTCTATCATACTGAATGCACTGCGGACAGTCATTGGATATCCAGCAAGAGCTTTGATGTATATAAGTAAGTCCTTAAAGAACTTAGCAATACGTTTACCCATAGTCTTAGGCTTCTGCTCAGTAAGAACAAAGTCCCTAAACTCCTCAGCAAGCTTCTCCTCCAAAGCTAGATTCCTAGCTTCCTCGTCAGTCATCTCTCTCTGACCTCTTCGAGCTTTAGCTATGTCTTCAGCAGTAGGCTCCCCGAACATATCTGCAGCGTCTTGATACAAGTCAGCCCTCTGCCTATTAGTAAGCAGTGTGCGGAAGAACAGGTGAAAGCCTTCATGGTACTCAGTACCTACCTCAGCCTGAGAGAACAAGTGCACAGCACCATTCTCCATATAGCCGTGGACAATATTGTCCCCAACCATTTTAAGCTGGTCGTAGATGGTAACAGCATCATCTCCGAATCTTTTTCTCAACCAAGCTATAGCTCTCTCCTTGTCTATCTTCTCTTTTGCAGCAGATGCAAGCCTAAACGGAGAACCACCATAGTCTTTACCAGTAAGTTTCTTGTATTCAGCCTCAGCCTCCTTTTGCTCAGCCAAAAGCTTATCAGCCTGCTGAACATCTCCTTCCATAAATGCCATCTCGGCCAATATGGATAGATTTTCAATCTTTGCGGCGAATCTCTGATCGATAGCTGCAGACTCAGTAGATGTCTCAGATTGTTTACCAGGTTCTAATCCTTTGATAGTCAGAGGCTTCTGTACTATAGGGTTTATAAGAACTGCACTAGTAGCTTGTGTATTAGATGCTTCTTCGACAGTTTTATTTTCAGGACTTGGATACCTTACATCAACTGGTACTACAGATATCTCAGATACAGTAACACCGAACTTGTTTTCAGCTAAAGCTTTGTATATGCTAAGCTGTTTCTGGTATGTAGAGCGTTGCTGCTCATCCATCCTAGGACCATACTTACCCTCTGGTGTAACTCTAACACCTTTAGTACCCGTAGACTTATTGTTCTTATAAATTGCCTTAGATACTGTAGCTTCACGAAGACTCTTGATATCGTAGATACGGAAATTGCCGTCCTTATCCTGAGTCATAAGATCCACTGTACCAGCAACTCCTACAACTGCACCATCTTTACTAGTAGCTTCTGCAGACTCGAATGACAAAGTAATGTCATCTTCAAGCACTTTCTCTCCCCTTCCCTCAAATAAAGTCTGCAAATTCTCAGCAGCTGCACTGAGTTCATCCTGTGCTTCTTGAGAAAGATTAGGATAAGAGTTAGAACCTACTCTACCTGCAAAGTAATCTCGTAGGAACTGGTCAACACTGTTTCCTATAGCAGTTGCAGATGCACTCCACTTCGGATCAAACGTTTCTTTACTACCAATAAAAGTAGTAGCACGCATGTACAGTTTACCTGTCTTTTTATTTCTATAGTACTTACCATCTTCTGTGAGCTCTAGGTTGTTACTATTGTCAACTATAGCATCTACAATAGACTCATATACATAACCCTCTTCGTCGATATATGGTTTACCTCCCTGCGCAGCAGCAGACTCTAACTCCTCTTGTGATGGCTCTCCCCTCTCTTCTACTACTCCTTCTTCAAGGCCCAGCTCCGCTTCAAGAGCAGCCAGTTCTTCATCACTAGCTTGTCCTGTAGTATTACTCCCCTCAGTACTAGAGTGAATTGAACCCTGACCTACACCAGGTTCTTCAGGAGCTGCTTTATTCTCAGGCTTACCCTTAGGCTCAGGTTCTACTACAGCTGCAGCAACAGCTTGCTTAGGCTGTTCATTTTGTATTGAAAGATCTATGGAGATCTTGTGATCGAATGTTGGGAGCCCTTTATGAAATCTAACTTGAGTTGAGAGTAACTCTGATTCAATAAACTCAGCATATCCTCCAGGGTATACCTTCTTTGTCACAGGGTCTGTGTACGCTCCTTCGATAGCTAGGAATGTAGGATCAACTTGCCTCTTTGTAGACTTTACAGCTTCCTCAAAAGAAGCTCTCATACCATCCTTAAGAGCTAGGTAATCAGCAGTAGAAGCATTTGTATCGTTTTCAAATACTACTACCTCTTGGCCTTCTACTGTCCTAGTTACAAGAGTTCCTATAGAGAACTTGCCTACAGGCTTGTCTTCCAGCAAGTTACGCATCTCCTGAACAGAAAGCTTAACTGCTTTGTCTTTGTGGAAGAAGCTGATAAGAGGTACACCCTGCTCAGTTACTTCTACAGTAAACTTAGAGAATCCTCTTTGCCATATCGGGAGACCCGCTACTGCCTTTATGTTGTTCTCAAGATTAGATACATCAGAATCAAGTATGTATTGCCTTATTGCTGCAAGACCTTCTACACCTGTTTCTTTAGTAGTAATAGGTATAGCTGTGTAGTCCCCGTTAGGGAGCTTAAAAATCATTACAATCTGACCAGTGCCTAGATCATTTTTTGGTCTACGCAAAGAGACAGCATTAGATGCTGCATTCAATACTTCTTCAGACACACCTTCCCCTACAATCTCTACACCCTCCTCAGTTACATATCCGTATGTTACAAATCCTTCAGGCTTGCCGTCTTTGAACAGCTCAGACATAGGCTTGAGTACAGGTACCCCATCCTTAACCTCATTGATAAAATTACCAGAGCCAGCATATCCTATGTCAGATATCCTACCTGTTGTAGGATTACCCTCCATAAGAGACATATAAACTCTAAGGCTTTGTCGATTACCCTTAGGACCATGCGGAGAAGGAAGTATACCTATGTATCTACCATCTAGCTTAACGTATATGACAGCTTCAGTAACTGTCTTACCGTCTTTCTCAAAAGTCTCATTGTTAAGCACAAACTCAACTTCTGAGGTCAGGGCAGCATCATGACCTTCTTTGGTCTTTAGGTACTCCCTGTCAATCTTGAACTCCCTGTTCTTATCGTTACCCTCTATAGGGAAACCATTGTCATCAAACTTTACAGTTTCTTTGTCATCCTCTGTTGCAAGCTCCCCGTTCTGTATTTGAGCCTTTTGTGTTGTAGACTTAGGAGCTCTACTATCTCCAGTATTCTCTGAACCAGCAGTAGTAGTTCCTTTAGAAGCATCTTTAGTTTGATCCTCTTTCTTGTTCTTGTTTTCTTCTGCAACGTCTGCAGCAGCTGCAGCCTCAGCCGCAGCCTTCTTATCCTCCGCTGCCTTCCTCGCAGCTCTCCTAGATCTATTGCCTTCTATAAGTCCTTCCTTGGTGCGATGCTTTATAGTCTCACTTAAGACATGTCTTTCCACTATTTCCTCAGGAGTAAGTGGTGTTCCTGCAGCAGCTTTCTTATTAAAAGCAGCTAATGCTACTTCAAGTACAGAAAGGTCATCTTCATTCAGCCTCTGATTAATAGCAGCTTCATTTAATTTACGCTTGTCGCGCTCGTCAGTAAGCTTCTTCTTAGCTTTTGGTGATAATTTCTTGTCCTGTGCTACTTTCAGAACAGCTTTAATTTCCGCAGAAGTATTAGTATTTTCTATCTGCTCCTCTGCGTACTTATCGATCTCATCCTGTACAGCTTTTTCGTCTGCAGCTCTCTGCCTATTAATGTAAGATGCACGCTCTTCAGGATCTGTTAAGAGTTCTTCCAGCGCAAAAGAAGTATAGCTTCTAGAACCAGCAAGGCGAACAAGATCCTCTGCTATTACAAGAGCCTGAACCTTCTTTATAGGATCAGATATAGAGTTTACAAGTGTATATATCCTCTCTGCAACCTGTTGCTCGAGCAATGAGGTTTCTTCGGATACGAGTGACTCGGGGTCAGTAGATCTCTTTTTGAACTGCTGCTTATCAGCTTCAAGCTCTTGAGTTTCTATAGTCTCTGCTGCAAGTGAGTCCTTGGCCTGATTAAGCTCAGCATACAGATTGTTAAGAGTTTGCTGGTCTTCCTTGTTGAGTTTACCCTCAGGACTGTTTCTTTTCTTCTTTTCAAGTCTGCGAATCTTACTGGAATTGTACTGCAGTCTCTTTACAAGCCTCTCAGCTTCAACACGTTGCTCTTGCTCTAGAGGTGTAAACAGCTGGTTCAGTTCTGCTGTAAGCTTTTCAATACGAGAATCATTATCCTCTAGACGAAGACTTTCTAGGATAAGTCTGCTTTTATATTTATGCTCGTCAATAGCCTGCTGCTTTTCTTCTTCAGTAACTTCTTTTTTGCTGAGCAGCTTTGCAAGCTTTGTCTTTTGACTCGAAGGGAACATAAGCTCAACCTTCTCCTTCATTTCCACGAACTTCTTGACGTCTTTAGTGAGGTCACTTGCTATACGTGCTTGGTCAAACTCAACTCCTTCAGGTATACCAAAAGCTTTTGCAAACTCTGCAGGCTCCATACGTTTAGCATCATCTATCTTTTGCAGATACATGTCTATAGTACCAGCTCCGTCATGCATCGCAATCTGAGACAGAACCAGACTAAACTGTGCATCCCTGTATGCTTTATGATCCCCATCTTCTAGGGCTTTCTGCATTGCTTGGGAATACGCCTCTTGCTTTTTAGATTGCTCTGCTTTCTCAGCAAGAGTATACATCTGCTCACTGTTCAGAGCCTTTATAATCTTAGCTCTTCCTTTGTCTTCCTCAGCTTGGTTCCATCTACTCCTAGCAGAACCAGCTCCTCCCATAAATCCTCCAATGATGAAACCAAGCATCAAGGATTCTATACCTTCTTTATCAGTTAGGGTGTCTTCCCATCCCCCAATTACTGATGATGAGAAATCTAAAAGGCCAGAAGGACCTCCTTTCTCTAAAGAAGATTCACCTGCACGCTGAATAGCGTACTGAGTACCTTCCTGAAATGTCTCACTAATTGCATTTTCACCAGGCTGCCTCAAGTACCTAGATGCGGTTCTTTTCCACATAGGGCTATCTTCCTTAGCCCAGGTATCTCTCCACTTACCAAGTTTGTCTTGCCTATAACCCTTGGCCTTTGGTCTCATTTTACCATACTTAGGAAATAGACCTTTGCCGAACATAAAAAGGTTAGTGGGAGCAAGCACTGCCATGTTAAAGGCATAACCGTAGTTACCAATACTAGATGCCAAGTCTCTAGCTTCTTGTTTTTCAGAAGCTGTAAGCTCTTGAACAGTTACACCTCTAGACTCTGCAATATCTAATGCTGCTTCAGCGTATGCATGGTTCAGCATCTCACGAGCTTCCACAGAAGCCTCAGCGTGAGACATTGCAATACCTACCTCTGCTGTTTTAGCAGCGTTAATAACCGAAGCCCTTCGAGCACCTGAAGATATTTTCTGCCCAATCTTAGCACCTGTAGCCATAGACTTTGCAGCATTGTACATGCTTAGGCCTTTACTAGATGCTTTAGCGGCTTTAGCAGCAAGTCCTGCTCCTCTGGCTATCAGTCCAACACCACCCGTCATTGCTAATGTAGCTACACTAGCTACAGCATATCCAAGACCATTAGCTGCCTTATCTCCCCAGAAGTTAGCATAACCTAAGTTCTCAAGACCTATTGCGTTCTGTTCTTCCTTAGTGTAGTAGTTTGGATAGTTCTCCTGCATCCAAGCATTCATACTATCTATTGCTCTACCAGTCTCGTTGTCATAGATTTTAGTCCAGTCTCCTTGAACTATAGCTTCACCAATACCGTCCATCAAACCAACGGTATTCTCAGCTACTGCACCTGCCATAGTAACACCAGCCTTCATCAATCCTCTACCCCACTTCTCAGCTTTGCTCTGACGCTGAGCACGCATCTCATCTAAATCAAGTCCTGGAAGTGTCGGAACACCGTAAGACTCATAGCTGCTTGGTGTACCTCTGAGATTTAAGAACTCAGGACTACTCAAATAAGGAGCACTACTACGTGTAGTACCTGTATCTTTTTTACCAGTAAATGGATCTATCTTATCCTTTACAGGTTTGTCAGGTAACCCTGTAAAAGGATCAATTGTATCGTTAGCCATTATCTAAGAGTAATTTTGTGGTCGTTCAACTTAGCCTGAAGCTCAGCACTCCGCAAACCCATTTTATGTTTCTTACCTGTAGGATCAGTAATAGTCACTGTACCTCCTTCTGCTGTTGTTAGATCCGCAGATATAGTACCTCTCTGAGATGGATCGTTTTTGGAATACCAAGGTACCTCATCTATAGTTTCCATTCCCTCAACCTGATAAGTAAGGAATTCATTTATGATACTACCCCCGAATCCATTATAGTATTCATTCAAAGATGGAATTTCCTGCTGGCTGCTCGGTCCCACTGGTATTATAATAGATCTTGCTCCCTTAGAAGTACTTATTCCAATACGCATCATAGGGCCTGTAGCAAGAGTAGCACCTTCTGATATACCATGGTTAGCATATTCTAAATCACTAATACCCTCTACCCCATCAAACTCCTCAGTCTGAAGAAGTTCTTCCAATGTTATAGGTTCACCCGTGTCTCTATTGATAACCATCTGCATAGGACTAAATCCAGCACTGAAGTGATTTTTAATCTCCTTGTTAACATTAGGATCTGCACCAAGAGATGTTGGATCAACAAACTGTACTGTTCTAGTAGTAGTACCCCCAACAGGACTTTCAAGATTAAGGTTTGACATGTAGTCCCTAAGTTCTCTCTTAGCTGCATTCAGTTTCATAGTTCGAGTTAATGCTGCTCCTTCTTCCATCTGGAACTGAGATGCACTTGTGGCTGTAACTGGGGATATAGAGGTCAGGCTCTCAATCCTGCTCTGCAGTTCTCTGTATTCATCTGTGTCAAAAACTACTTCAGGTGAAGTTTTGTACAGGTCCATGAAGAGGTTGTGCATCATATCTGACTCTCTCGTAGCATCACGAACCTGTTGAGCAAACTCCATCTTACCCTCCTGGCTCATGGTATTGAACTCAGGACTATTGTAAGTCTCCATGAGTGAGGATAGGGTAGTATCAGCTTCTTCTATTTTAACATATAAGTCACCAGCGTCTTCACCCCCAAGCCTGTTATACGTTATTGCGTTATCTCGTATTTTAAGAGCTGTACTTTCTGATGCATCCTTCAGGCGCTGCTTGTACTGAGCCATCCACTTCTGGTCATAGCCCTGCTTGGAAGAGTCTACAACGTTCATGGAAGTCTTAGCATTGATAGCTGCCATGATTGGGGTATTGATAAGCTGATCACGTTGAGCTTGAACGAGCTTAGAGCGCATATCATCTATTTTACCACCTTCTACCATAGACTGAAGATCACCTGCATCTTTAGTAGCTTGGTCTATCCTGTTCTGCAGTGCAGCTTTCTCCTCAGGAGTTTTAGCATTTGCCAAAGCTGATCTAGCAGCATCTGCTCTACCAGCTTGGACTTTAATCATTTCACCTACACTCTCAGCAACTTCCTCATCATCCATTTGAGCAGTACGTATCTGACCCTTACGAGTGTAATACCCTATTACTGCAGGGTCATTGGTAACTCCAGCAAGTGCTGCTGATACTTTGTCTGCAGAAATATACTTCTCTCCCTGCTCAGTCTCTACAGTCAAGCTTCCATCAGGTCCAGCCCCAAGTACTTTACGTACCTCTTTCCAACTATCTGGCTCAACATTAGACAATGCCTTGTTTATCATGTCCTGAATCCCAGGATTCTGGTATACAGTCTTACCACTAAAGTATCCTGTAGCCTCCCCGTTTTCATCGTATGACAATCCTTTGTACCCCATAGTAGACAGCAGAATATTACCACTAGCATCTTCTGCATCAATCTTACCTTTCTCAAGCAGATCACCTACTGTAGTTTGGTATGCAGTGTACAGCTGTTGGTTTTGAGATATAGGAGCAGCTTTCTTTTGAAACTCTGTAGAAGCTCTATTTACTGCAGAAGTAAAGTTTGACAAGTTCCCGTAGGAAGCTTTCCCAACTATAGCTTGAAGTGCTTTGTCAGAGGTAGTAAGCAATTCTCTCCTAAGCTGTTGATCTCCTTCAAAAGGAGCAGCCTTAAGTTTTGCAGCCTCTTGCCTAATAGCTTCGGAGTTCATAAGATTATCCATATGGCGTTGATACGCCTTGTCCAAGCCTTCAGGGGTAGGATCTACATACCCGCTAATGACTTGACCAAACTGAGCTTTCTTTCTCATTTTT